TGAATAAGTTGCTGTAATATTAGAACTTGTGAAAGACAAACTAGCGGAACTCGAAGCTGTTAATGTTGCAATTTTGACTAAAGATCCTCCCGCAGCCGCCGCCCCCCATGAAGGTGGACTTCCTGTTGTAGCCGTGAGAACTTGCCCAGTAGTACCATCCGCTAATAAACTTGGAACTCCGGTGGCACTTGTAATGAGGACGCCATTGTTTGCGGTGGCAAGTCCACCGACTACGTTCGCTGATGATGAGTAGAGAATTTGTGACACAGTAGTCGTACTCGGATATGTAGCCGTACTGTATGTTGGGTCAGCAGAAGTATTGGCCTGAAGTATTTGTCCTGTAGTTCCTACCGCTGTTGATCCGACTGCGTTTGTAGCGCCGCCCAATAAAACGCCGTGTTGTGTCACAGTGCTCGCCGTTACTGCAGAAGTACCATTACCAGTGAGAACACCTGTTAAAGTAACTGCTCCTGTTCCTCCGCCCGCCACTACAGCCGTTCCAAAAATCGGTTGTGCTGATGCTCCCTGAGAAATTACAGGAACGCCCGATGTAGCCGATGGGGCCACGTTGTTTAGTAGGTTACTAGCACCACCAGTTTGTATGTTGTATTGGGTGATCGTCTGATCTGAGGGATTGATTGTTGTTGGCATAAGTACCTTAATTTAAATTTATCTACTATGACAAAGTCCAGTTTCCCACGAAGTGCGAAGCTCGCCACACTGTCGAGGATCCTGATGTAGTACATACAAAAGTGATACAGTCACCAGCATTTGTTGAAACCGCTGTTCCCGTTATACCTGCTGTACCCGATGCCGACCCGATTAAAAGTTGCTGTAAAGCCAAGGGGGTAATAGTTGCTAAACCTGTTTTACCCACTATGATAAATGTGTCTCCAAGTGATGCAGTCGCAGGAAGAGTATAAGTTACACCCCCTGATCGATCGGTAATATAACCATTTTCAGCTACAATCGTTTGAGTAGCCCCTGATACATCAGTCCAGGAAAATCCACTTGAAGAGGCTGAAATAGTTATCGAATTCGCTGCATTCGTGACTGTTATCCCCGTACCGGCACTTATCGTGGCCGCTGTAGGTGCTCCAGAACCGCTCCCGATAATAATCTGACCGTTACTTGCCAGAGCTGTTAAGACAGGTATCCCAGTTGCTCCCGTCGTAAGGACAGCGCTATTAGCCGTTGCTAGTCCCGCCACTACATTAGCAGATGAGGAATAAAGGAGTTGATTAATTGTAGTCGTGGAAGGAAAAGTCGCCGTCGAATAAACTGGATTAGCACTAGCTCCACCCGATTGTAAGATCTGACCAGCACTACCTGGACCTACTGAAGTGATACCATTGCTAGAAGCGCCGATTAACACATCGTGAAGAGTCGTAGTCACTGCGCTAAATGTAGCTGTGCCATCAAATTTGACTAGACCTGCTGAGGTGATGTTAAGTGAATTAGTGGGCGATGACATATTAACCTACCTGGTATCCGTAAATGTTACTTCCTGCTTTTACTGTCATTGTAATCGTACCAACATTTGCTGACATATAAAAACCTACAGTGTTACCAGCGCTCATTTGGAAAAGTTGAGAAAAAGAGGAAGTTTGATTAACTGTATTTGCTTGAGGCTGTCCATAGACATTATATGAAAGACCGACTGAAGTAGATTGTATAGTAATCTGAATTCTATTAGTTATTACAGTTCCTATTGTGGCAAACATATAAAATATGCCCCCAAATAAGTAATATCCAGTATTTGGAGCCGTAAAAACAGCACCCGTTGTAAGGTTAGATCCTACATCAAAAAGCTTTGTTACTGCATTTCCACTCGTACCAAATTGATACGTACCGGATCCGAAATTCCATGCATCATCACCATTTAAAGTAGCACTAAAACCAGAGCTTAAACCTGGTGCTACTCGATTTTGATAGGATGGGTTCGCGCTTGCTCCATTGCTAGTTAAAACCTGACCTGATGTTCCTGGTGAAATATTAGTTATTCCATTTCCTGGGGCGCCAACGAGAGTATTGTATTGCGCTGTTGTGACGGCAGTAAATGTCGTTGAACCATTGAAGTTTACGAGACCTGATGAATTAAGATTTAATGCGTTACCTGTTCCCATATTTTCCTACGTTACAACCCACAACCCTTGCGGAGCAGACAATGTGTACCACGTTGTGCTAGATGATCTGTATACAAGCTGCAAAGAATCACCTATAGCCGAGCTAGTAATAGTTCCCGCAGATGCAGATATTGAAGCACCTAGTCTAATAAACTGTCCAGTATTTCCTTGAACAATCACTGCACTGGCTGTGTCCACAACAAATGCTACCCGATCACCCTCCGAAGGCGATCCAGGAAGGGTTGCAGTTAAGGCAGCTGTACAGAAATAACCGTTAGAAACAACAGCATTGAAACTCGTGCTTTTATCACTCCATGCTATTCCTGATCCCGTAGCTGTGATGGTAACAGTACCTCCTAGATTCACCGGAGAACCACTTACAGAAATACCTACCCCACCTGTCACTGTGATCGCGTTAGATGAAACCTGACCAGATGCAAGAGTGAAGTTGGCTGCATTGTAATAACTAACCCCTCTTTGAGCTGTAGTTGCATTGCCGACCGTTATAGTAACAGTACTTCCGCTTCCTGAAGTAGCTACCCCCTGAGTAGCATTTCCAAAGACATTTAAATTACCCATGGAAGGGGCCGCTGTTCCGGTATCTTCTGTATAAGTAATTGAAGTGGGTGAACTGACAGCAAGATTAATTGTCCCGGAACCATTGGTGACAGTGATAGAACCATCAGTGGAAGTTAGATGACCAATTTTTATATGTGGAGATGCTGTAGAACCAATTAGAAGCTGGCCATTTGTCGAAACTTGAGCTGAACCAGTCGTAGCAGAGGTGCCAGTAAAATCAATATTATTACAGAATAATACCGATTGAGGTGAACCGTCGGAATAATCATTGGCAAAGCCTGGCATTTTTAACCCTCTAACTTATAAATATATAGTTTGCTGTTGCTGTCCAATCAATAGTCTCTCCCACTAAACCAGTTACCTGAAAAATAATGTTATTTCCGCTCACTATCATATTAGCAATTGGCTCATAACCTGTTTCATTAAAAGTATCTACTTGTTGACCTGTTAGTAATACTGCTGCTGCACCAGTTGTACGCGCACCCGCAACAACTGTGAATCCTGAACCAAATGGTACAGAAGAATTATATCCTACTATTGCACAATCAAACGTATAAGTTCCTGGTGTAGCCCCCAATCCAAATGTGATGACATTTCCAGTCACAGCGCCAACCGTAGTTGTTGATCCACAAACGGAATCAAAGCAAGATGTTATAGTGAGCGTGTTTGTTGCTGGATTTCCAGTAACCGTAATACCACTGTTTGTGCCTCCAACTACATTAATGACATGCGATCCATCAGGTCCAACATTGCCACCGGTATTACCTGCTAGATAATTAACATCTCCGCCACCACCGCCACTACCAGTAACTCGTTGCCAATTAGCCGACACTACACCAACTGAAGTAGTAAAACCAACTAGTATCCACTCAACATTTGACGAAGTGTTAAACCATCTCTTTTGAATAGGAAATTGAGTATTATTCGGCGCAGGATCAACAGTAGAAAAATAGGTAATCAGAGCTGTAGTGCTGGTTGTTCCTGTGGCAATTGTATAGACGCTGTTCGACGAAGGTAATGTCATCTATATTTCCTATTAAGTCACAGTCCAAGTGCCAATCACAACACTTGCTAACCAGGTGGTATCAGCGCTTCTATAAACAAGTGTTACAGAATCTCCTCGAATATTATTTGCAGCACTGCCAGCAGATGCAGAAACAGCACCTGCGATTCGAATAAATTGCCCTGTATTTGCCCGAATCGTCAAGATACTAGCCGTATCTACAGTAAAAATAACTACATTGCCTTGAGAAGGTGCAGAGGGCAGAGTCGCTGTTGCAGTGTTAGTAATGAAATAACCATTTCCAACAGCAGCATTAAAACTTACCGCTTCATCAGTCCAAGGCTGCTCAGAACCAGTAGCTGTTATCGTTACCGTACTACCGCTTCCTGAAACAGTTATCCCCGTTCCGCCTAAGATATTTAATGAGTTGCCTGACGGAGTCGCAGTACCGCTATTGGTTACAAACGAAGTAGGTAAAGATGGATTGCTCGTCGCTGTAATTACGCCACCCTGACTCATCTATTCTCCTTTTGCGTATAGGATTTCCAAATACACAGAATTCATAGTAGGTGCAGTATCATAAGCAATATAGAACTGCGATAGAGATTGTAAAGTGAAGTTTTGTACAACCTGACGATTAGATGAAATGTCATAAAGTGTAAAAGAACCAGCAGGAACATAGATCTGATTATTTTTTCCATCAAGGGAAATAAACATATTACCATCTGTCAAGTTGACTATTTTAAACGCTCTGACGGTGTGAGTTATTTCTGCCCCAAACTTAGCCAAAGTATTTGTTATAGAACCATGAGCAATCACTCTCAACGTATCAAATTCTGCTACGGGTAAACCCATTTATACCTCTTAGATTGGTCTTATGATCACGTAGTTAAGGATCGATGTATCAGCTGTCTGTGGTGATCCAGGAGTTCCTAGGATAACGCTAGTCACTACGAAGTTCGTAGATGCTGAGATTGTATAAGTCAATTCTCCAAGCGTAGTAGAGCCGTTAATAGAAACCCTTGTCAGTAGGATAATGTCCCCTGCCGCAATGTTTGTATTTAGTACTGTCACAGTTCCAGACGCCAACGTACAAGTTCCGCAGAAGTCAGTAACCGCACCATGGTGAATTCCAAGATACTTACCTGCGCCATTGATTAAAACGTTTCCAGCTGAAGTAATGGTTGAGCTATTGGCAATAGCACCAGTCATTACAATAGTGCCTGATCCCGCCTGGATAGTTGTAGTAGAAGTAGAATTTGTGCTGCCGATTACTACTGTGCTTGTACCACCAGCGTTATTTGCGATGTCTACTGTATTGACACCGGCACCATCAGCAATGTGTACAGTATTTCCACCTGTTCCAGTAGAAATATTTGTAGTATTAGCACCGTTACCGATACCTAGGTTTAGAGTATTTGTAGCTGAAGAGTTACCAACAGTTATCGCACCAGTAGATTGAGCTGTGCCCCCGATTACGATAGTGCCCGTTGTAGTTGCAGCACCAATTGCATAGGTTGTAGCAGCACCTCCATTCAATGAGAAGCTTCCTGTTGCACCAGCTTTTATTGTAGTTGTTGCGCCACCTGTTGCAGAACCTAGAGCTACCACCGATGCAAATGCACCGTTACCGATAGCGATTGTGTTCGCTGCATCGATACCAATATTAATAGTACCACCTGTACCCACGATTGCATAAGTTGAACCTACTGCAATTGTAGAAGTGATATTACCAGCACTAGATGAACCAAAGTTTAGAACGTGAGCCGCAGCTCCAGTCCCGATATTGACGGTACCAGCTGTTGTTGCTGCTGCTGAACCAAATAGATTGAAAGCCAGAGTACCAGCCGTCGCGTTACCATTAAGCACGTTTACTGTAGAGTTAACAGCAGTTGCTCCTGAAGAGATATTAACGAGCTGAGCACCAGCCGTTCCAGCACCGTTCATGATACTTACAGTCGAGTTAGCACCAGATGCACCAGAATTGATATTGGTGACGTTGGCAACAGTGTTAGCACCGTTGTTAATTGACACAGTATTTCCGCCTGTTCCAGCGGCTATTCCCACAGTTGTACCACCATTACCAGCAGCTACATTGACTACGTTAGCAGCAGCACCGCCAGCTACATTGACTGTTGTCGCTCCAGCACCCGCACCAATTGCCACGATGTTAGTACCACTAGATGAACCCAAAGTGATAGTACCTGTTTGAGCTGTACCACCAAGTGTATAAGTACCTGTTGTAGTGGCCGCTCCCACTGTGTAAGTCGAAGTAGCTGCACCATTGAGCACATAGTTACCAGTTCCAATATGTTCTACAAGACCAGCTGCACCAGTAACATTACCAATAGTAATTACTCTGGCACCTACAGTGCCTATGTTAATAGCATCTGTATGAGCATCTGTACCGATGTTGATCGCTGTACCACCTGAATTTAAAGTAGCACCTGCATCACCAGTTAGTAGACCTGTTACTTCAAGAGAACCCGGGGTTATGACTGAACTTGCCAAGTGAAGAGTTACCGTTGCTCCAGAACCTGTCGTTGTAAGTTGGCTGCTAGCTCCAGCAATATTAATGTTACCAGCACTAGGAACAACCACAGTTGAATCATCAGTAGTTAAAGTGGCAACACCTCCTGCACTACCGCCAATACCAAGAACCGTCCAATTAGCCTGTACGACTCCGTTTACAGTAGAGAAAGAAGTCAAAACGTATTCTGAGTTCGAAGCTGTATCAACCCAACGCTGACCAATTTTGAATTGTGTGTTTGTTATACCAGGAGTCGTAGTTGCGATAACAGGCGAATATGAACCCGCTGTTCCGAATCCCTGAGAGTATAGTTGAGCTGCAAAAGGTTGCTGATTGGACATGATTTTTTCCTCGACTTAGATAACCTGAGTATAGGAAAGGAAAGATTTTAATACTATTAAATCCAAATATATTTTATAATTAAAGCCATCGGAGGTAATAATGCTTGCTAAAATTGTACGCGGTCAATTATACTTAGGTACGTGGCAACTATCTCAGATCGTTGGGTTTGAACACCGACGATTAACCAGACTGATAGAGTCCATAAAAGACGTATTACCTGGTTTAATAACAGATAAGTGCGTAACAGGTTCCGCAGGGCCAAGACCCAAAGAATACCTCTTACACGACGATAATTTACGCCTAGTCGTATCAATGATGCCAGGGACGAGGTTTAACTTGTGGGTCAAGAAGGTTGCTTTAGAGCAGGAATGCTTGATCCAGTTTTTGAATGAGAACGAGAGTAATATGAAGAGGAAGGAATAATGGACTGGACGCAAGTTTCAACAATATTTGGACCGAATATGGAAATTATTCAAATTGGCGCTGCGTTATTTGCCTTCATAGCTTTAATTTGGGCGATCAGAAGTCCATTTAAAGCAGACATTAATGCTCTACGCTCAGAGATGCATTCTGATATCAATTCTCTCAGGACAGATACTCTTTCCTTGATTAATTCAATGAGAGCAGAGAATCTTGCATTTCAAACCGAGGTCCGTGGGTGGAAAGAAGAAATGCATAAAGAATCAAAGGATTTTCACGGAAGGCTTTGTGCTATAGAAAGGGAGAGGAAATAATGGACTGGACGCAAGTTTCAACAATATTTGGACCGAATATGGAAGGACTGCAATTTGGTGCAACTCTTGTAGCTATTTTAGCGCTAATTTGGACCATTCGTGGTGTAAACAAATCAGATATAAATTCTTTGCGCTCCGAAGTTCGTGGGGATCTTAATACATTAAGATCTGAGATTCATTCTGATTCTTTAGCTCTTAAAACTGAATTAAGAGGTTGGAGGGAGGATTTGCATAAAGAATCAAAGGATTTTCACGGAAGGCTTTGTGCTATAGAAAGGGAGAGGAAATAATGGATTGGACTCAAGTTTTAGCGATAGTAGGATCAAATCTACTATTCAGTGTTACTCTATTCTTTTGGAATAGATCTGAATCAAGATCAGATATAAGAATGATGCTAGCCATGATAGACGGGATTCAGAAAGAGATGAAAGACTTTCACGGAAAACTTTGCGCTATTGAAGAAAGGGGGAGGAAGTGATTAGCTTTGGATTTCTGTTCACTGTAATTTTAATCTGGTTGGTTTATCTTGGAATGAAGGATTCCGATTATTCGATCAATCCATCCGAAGGACTTTAATCTTCAACTAACTTAAATTTTCCAAGGGGGAAAAAATGATTTGGGCAGGTTTTTGTTTTATGACTTGTTTTATATCGCCTCGTTCGGTATAATTCCGATCGAAATCAAATCGGAGAGACAATGACTTCTTTAACTAAAGCCTTAAAAGACGGATCTATCGATCTCAAATTTACTCAAATACCTTGTGCTGTTTTAAAAGACGGAACTCGCCTTATTACGACAACAGGCGTTACTAAAGCTTTAGGAAAAGCAAATACTTCCGGAGGAAAATCGAGCGGCATCGATAAGATACCACCTTTTTTAAACATTTTATCTCTTAAACCATTTATAACAGAAGACTTAGCCTCATCGCTTTCTCCTATAGAATTTCAAATGAAAAATGGAGGTCGTGCTTTTGGTTATAAAGCCGAAGCGCTTCCAAAAATTTGTGAGGTATTTTTAAAGGCCCGTGATGCGGGCGTTTTATTTGGTAGGCAATTAGATCACGCCGCAACCGCAGATTTAATCATGCGCTCCTTAGCTCATATAGGTATAATATCTCTGATTGATGAAGCGACTGGTTACCAAGAATTTCGCGACAAGACAGCTCTCCAAGCTATTTTAGATAAATATTTAACTGCTGAGTCTGCCAAATGGGCCAAAACTTTTCCCGATGAATTTTATCTCGGAATTTTCAAGTTAAAAAAATGGAATCCGTCAAAGGAACTTCGACACAAACCTCAAGCTATTGCAAATTATACAAAAGATTTAGTTTATAAACGCTTAGCCCCAGAATTACTTGAAAGCCTAGAGGAAAAAAATCCTATTTCTGAAAATGGGAGAAGAAAAAAATGTCATCATCAATTCCTTTCTAGAGAACATGGATTATCTCATTTAAAGGGTCATCTATTCATGCTTCAAAAACTTATGTGCTGTTCTTCTGATTGGGAAGATTTTATGAAAAAAGTTAATGATTTGCTTCCTTACTCACAAACAGAAGATATAATTATTTAAAATAGGATAAATTTTGATTAATTTCTTAGGTTGGGTCTTTGTAATTCTTATTGTTTTGGCTATTATAGGCGGCTGCACATCGAATTCTGATTGTGAATACTATGGTGATTGATGGGATTCAAAAAGAGATGAAGGACTTTCATGGAAGGCTTTGTGCAATTGAGAGAGAAAGGAAATAATGGACTGGACACAAGTTTTAACAGTTTTTGCAGTCATCGCAACAAATTTAGCGACTGTCATTGCATTGTACATTCAAACTGACACCAAAATAACTGCTATCCATCAAGAGATGAAGGATTTTCACGGAAGGCTTTGTGCTATAGAGGAAAGGGGGAAAAAATGATTTGGGCAGGAATTTGTTTAGCTTTTGGAGTCGCAATTTTTTGTTGGATAATTCTACCTCTTACATATGGAGTTTCCATGATTGTAGCCGGTAGCATAGCCAATTCAAGAAAAATTAACTAATTTCTTTATCGAAATTTTTGACGGACTTTCGGAAGTCTTTTAAAGTCCCTGGGTGATTTATTAGAGCCTTCCCACCGCGTTTTATTGCCTTTCCGTATGGTAACTTTTCAAGTAAAGTTTCAGCACCTTTTTCTTCAAGCTCTGATACTTTCGAAGTTTTAGAAATCGCTTTTTCTTCCTTGAGAAGCTCTTTAAGAATTCCTTGAAAACTCTTAAATTTCTTATCACCCATTAGATTTATGAAAGATCTTTGAGCTCCCGTTGTATCTTTCCCTATAAGATTCTTGACCAATTTGAAATCTATAGTTTTCCCGAAAGCATCACCTAAATAAGTTTGCACAGTTTCGTAGTCATTGATCTTCGTCCATTCTTGGTTCAAAGGCTTGAAATTCTGTTTAAACGCACCTTCAGGGGCAAGATCGCTGATTATCTCTTCGATAGCACTGTTATATTTTCCGAGCGCGTCAGACTTAGCTTTATTATATCCTCTCGTTTTAGATGGATCTAAAATCTCCGATTTCGCCCTATTATTTTTCCTAAATTGATCATATAGATCTCCAAAAGTCAGTTCGTTCTTTTGAATCTCTTTTTTGAATTTTTTTAGATCTTTAAAAACTTCTCTTTCATATTCGCTTAAAGCTATACCTTTCGTATGTAAATTTTTTATTTGATTATCGATAGCTCCTATTACCTCTTCCTTAAAAATCAGCCCTGGAGTCTCGTGCGCTAAGGCATCTAATTCTCCAAATTTTTCAGCCACTTCGACTTTATGAATAGGATTAGATTCAACAGCCTGAACAACTGGATCTTTCGAAATAGCTTTTGTGGTTATTTTCCTGACATCTTCGCCAACTGATCGGATAGGGGCTGTAAAATACTTGATCTCTTCTACTACAGGTTTAAATGCTTCAACAACCGCATCAGTTTTTTCAGGGTGCATCTGTCCTTTAGGAACCTCAGCTATCTGTTCTGCGATTTTTGGAGCAGTTTTTTGGAGAGCTTTTTCAAATGTCATTCCCGCTTTCATTTTAGGAAGAAGCTTTGGAAGTAATTTTCTCAAAGCTATAGGACTCACCGTTAATCCAGCAGTTAATCCCAATGCCCAATTTTCACTTAAACCAGCTTCTTTAAGACCACCAAAAACAGCACCTGATATTGAACCGTGCGCAGTTCCAATTGCAGCCCCTGATGGGCCGCCTGTAGCAGTACCGATAAGACCTTCCATACCGCCCCATTCACCTGCATGACGGGCTATTCTCTCTGCGCCTGTTTTGGCTTCTCCACCAAATCCTTCTGATAATTCATGACTACTTTTGAGACCAGTTGGTTGACCAAATAAACGTGCGACATCTTCTGGAAATCCTCCCGCACCGCCTCCCAGACCTGCTGCATATGATTTGCCGACATCTAGAAGATCAACTTGATTTTCTCTCTGAGGTCTCTTTTCTTCAGATGGAGAGTGCTTTATAAGATTGGTTAAAATTTCTTTCTCGTTATAGCCAGCTTTTTTTGCACCCTTCAAATCAAAGTTGTATTTTTGAGACAGATTTTTTACTATCTCTTCGTCAGAGTAACCAGCTTTCTTAGCACCTTTATAATCAAAATTTTCCATTAAAATGGAATCCTATCAGGTTGCATAGATTTTTGAAAAAAAGTATCAAACGAAGGTCTTTCTTTCTTTTTGGAAGAGGGTTTTTTTTCTGTTTCTACTGAAGTTCCTGCATCTTTAAAAGCCTCTTCAGCGGTCTTTCCCGACTGAACATCAGCGATTAGACCCATTAAAGAATCTAATTTTCCTTGATAAGCCCTTTGTGAGTCTTTAGAGGAAATCTTGTAAGGTGCTAATAATTTTTCTATTTTTGTATCGGTAAGGGTCCCTTTGTTTTTCAACAAAGATGTATAAGCATAATCGGCCGCTTGAGACCCAATTGCGTCGATTTCAGCTCTCTTTTGGATACCCTCTCGATTCCAAGATTCAGGAACGAATAACATACCAGCATATTTTTTCAAACCCTGGAGACGATCAAGCATTCCCTTAAATTGTTGTTTTTCTTGAGCTTTAGCCTGAAGTTCTTGTTGTTGTTTCAGTATTTCTTTGGAAAACGCGCCTTGTTGTTCCTGATTTTTAAGAGCAAGTTCATGTTTTCTCTGCTGTCCTCTTTCATATCCTTGAGCTACTGATCCCGCAGCACCACCCAAAGCCCTTGCAAATTGTGTTCCAAAACCAGGATTGCTTTCTAATACTTGTACCATATTATCCTCCTAACCATCCCCCAAGAGCATGCCCACCCGCTCCTGTACCGGCTAACAATAACTCTTGCCAGAAAGGCTTATCCTGTTTAGTCAAAACGTTCTCGGAAGGTCTTTGCCCCAATAGCTCGTGAGACATCCCCAAAAGCTCTCTAATCGCGTTTTGCTGCAAACTCATCCGTTTTGAAGCCAATTGTTGACCAAAATCTGAGGCATAACCCGCAGTAGCTTGTTTAAAACCAGATCCCCTTTGAGCTCCCATTGCACCTGGAGAAAAACCAGAAAATCTTCCTGCAATAGTTCCTAATCCCTGTTCGAATTCCCTATGAGCTGGTGCTTCTGCTTGTTGGAATGCACTTTCGTCTCCGCCCGCGAGTCGTGAAGTATAGCTATCGGGCTGTACATGAGAGAATAAAGAACTAAAAAGCTTCATCTGATCTGGACTATAGTTCTGTAACTGAGTTAAATCGTAGCCAGTGGGGGCCTTGCCCATCGAAGAGCCAGTTGCGCCCATTCCTTTACTGCCCGAGAGAGATGTTGACATATATCATCCTTTTTTCTTTAGGATAACACCATCAATTAATTTTTGCACTATTGTTCAATAACTCTATTGGTAAGCCATTCTAAGACTACCCAGCCTGAAACCACTGCTGGAGGACTACCACCTCCTGCCGTAATCACAATATTTGTTCCGGTAATGACTATATTGACTTGATTATTCGCCGCAACCACGTCAACATAAGGTAATGGAAACCAATTAGTTCCGTCAGTGAACGTGCCATAAATCCGTGTGAACCCACTAAGCTGTGATAAAGTAAGCCCATGGGCGATATTACCAGTACCTGTGATAGTATAAACTTGACGAAGTGTCTGCTGTTTCACTCCTGTGAGATACCACGATTCGCCTGTAACTACATTTGTATTAACGGGAAAGATCCCTATTGTCCGAGCATTAACTTTCTGAGCGACATCAACGTAGCTTTTGTCGATCTCAACTTGTAGAGCTTGGAGAGAATCAACTGGAAACTTCCTCTGAGATCTAAGATAAGGGGTGTTTTGCGTAGGTTGAGACATTAGCTTAGAAGTGGACCTCTATCAATATCGATTTGCGCTGCATGCAAAGTTATCTCTGAGGTAGCATAAGTCAAGTTCCTCATTTGCGCATCACTCAAAGTGATCCCAATTTGAACACTATCTCCCTGCAAACTAGTATTAATCCTATGCCAAATCTGATATTGGCCTGCCGCCGTTGGCATTTGCAAATTAGTATTCGCAGGCGAAAGACCTATATTTGCCGACTCAGGGCATGTGTACATAGTCTGTGAATAAATCAAAGTGCCATTGGGCTCGGTGACGTTGTTATTGTAGACTTCATCGGGATCTTGGCTTAGGTAGATGTTCACTGTCACCTGAGCATTCGCTGTGAAGTCCATCAAATATTTCTGAACACCGAGTCTTACTTGTCTTCCTTCTTGCCAGTATGGACCGAATTGTTTCGTTTGAAGCAAAGGCTGCGACAATTTTGCAAACTGTCCCAAGCCCACATAACCTTGGTTCACATAAGGGATATCCACCGTAAAAGTGTTAGCATCAGGCGTAGTTTGCACTTGACCAATCTGTTGAGCAAGAGGAGAGATCGTCGCCAATCCCCCCGAACCGTAAGCCGTAAAACTAGTCGTATCCAAAGCAATAACAAACGAAGCACCCGTCGCCGACACTACTGATACATATCTACCATTAATCTCAGTCATCCCTACAACACCAGTAATCAACACAATCTGACCTGCGGCAAATGTATTCGTCGCCGTTACTACACCCTGCGTAGCATTAGTGATTGCTGTTATTATAGCTGTTGTCGTTCCTAAAGCCCCTTGGAAGTAAAGATAGTCACCAGGTGCAACACAATGATTAGGTGCAGTGATCTGAGTCAATCCACCACTACTGGCAATAGCATTGATAGAACAAGAAACAGCTTCCCCAGTTCCTTCACCCTTAATAAGTACATATCCTTCAGGCGTTCCCCCCACGACATTGGGGAAAAATGCCGTTGCCGATCCCGAGTTCCAAGACTCCGTCCATTCTGACCAGGTAGGAAAAGGACACGTAGCCCAAGTAAAACCACTACTCTTTCGATAAGGTCCATGGGCCGTAAAGTTCTCATATAAGACACTCCAAGTGTTGTCTCTATAGTTAAGTAGAAAAGAATTCGTTGGGAATTTCCACTCACTATCATCGAGAGGATAACTAAAGTAGACCCACTCCTTGAAGAAGTCTCTTACAGCATTTACTCTTTGAACGCCATTATTAGAACCCTGAATCTGAAACACAGAGTCTGGAATAACCAGATCTATTCTTTCGGCACTTTCTTGCGAGGTAATAAGGATACCATTAGCGCCGATTGACAAAACGCCTCTGTCCAAAGTAATTGCCGAAAAAGTAGAGAACGTACCCAACTCTTGGTTGATGTTGTAAAATAAGAACGGTTGCAGATCATTGCCAGTATAAGCAAATCGAGTCTGCCTTGTTGTAAAACCAACAATAAGAACATCTTCATTGTTATTCACATAAGTTATAGGTCTGTCGATTCCAGCCGAAAGATATCCACCATATCCGGTGACATTTGTATAAAAGGACTGAACATTAGCAGTTTGATCAAGAGGAACCAAAACAGGGGCACCAGAAGAATTAACAGTATAATACGGCGTTCCATTCCAGCTCCAAATCACGGTATCTTGTAATAAGAAAGGTCCAGTAGTACTTGATTGGACATAAGCTCCGAAGAAAAGGAGCCTATCCTTAAAGGGTACAATAGCTATAGCTCCCACAAGATAGTATTGAGCTGATGGCAAAAGATCTATCGATACAGCTGTTGATGATAGAGGCGGAGCAAAGTTAACCCAACCTGTACTCGTCGATGTCGGAAGACCGGACGCGCCCGTCATATCACCATCATAAAACTTAATGCCATCTTGACCAGGAATTGAAGCAGTGAGAAGTTGAACTATTCCTGTACCAGCTACTGTTACATTGGCTGAAAATGTTACAACATAATTTCCACTTGCTGCTCCTGAAATAGAAGAAACTGTTCCAGTAACACCACTGATATTTGACCCGCCAGAGGTCCACTCATTAAACCACAGTTTATCGCCAACTATAAGAGAGGTAAAGTTACCAGCACCTGTTGAAAAGTTGAATGTAATCGATGCAGTAGTAGAACCAGAAGAATAGGTACCATTTACAAAATTGAAACCAGGCTTCCCATTAGTAGCCCAGAAAGCCCCAGCATAGTTTGTTGTATTAAACTGCTGATAATCTTGCCCAGTCCAATAAACAGGTGTGTCTGTTCCTTTGTAGTAGCTTACATTGTAGAATGTGGAGTTCGTCGTTGTAATCTGGTAGGCCTTAGACTGATCGAAAGCCAATAATACTGGATAGGTGGGCGTAAGAGTAGGATTGAAAAGGACAAATTCTTTCAGACCTAATACTGGCGATCCTGGATAGTAGGAAAACTTACCCACTAAAACAGCACCGTGAGCCCCACCAGTGATGGTAATAGCCCCAGTTGCGTAGTTTATAGTTCCTGTTCCTGCTGGAGATCCTATTAATGTACCATTAGGTATTGTTGGCTCTGTGTAAGTATTTGTTCCATCCGATAAAGTAATCGATCCGGGAACTATTCCTACAAGAGCATTTTGTGATGGGGTTGTCGTGTTAAAATTGACGAGCGTTGCAATACCAACTGAACCATAAGCCGTGAAAGCACTAGAATTAATGTTGACCGTGATCGTACTTCCAGCGTAGTTTACAGCAGTAATTGTCCCACTTAGACCATTGATTTGGGTCATACCTACAACACCAGTGAAGGTAACAACCTGACCCATCATAAAAACAACATTTGTCACTGTAACAACTGCGCTAGATGCCTTTGTGATACCTGTAATCGCACTTGCTATTAAGTTGCCTGTAAAGGCGCCACCTCCAGAAGTAGTACCAATTTGACCTATCTGCCAGTTAGCGGGTGGAGTTGAGTTTAGTACAGATTGCGACTGAATCTGTAGTTGGCCAACTAGAATCGTACCACGTTTGCGTTTGGCTCGTCCTCTCCAGGAATAAAAATTGTACATAGTAGGAAAGGCATCATTATCAATAACAAAAGGAAGCCTGTTAATAGTAAGGCCTTTAGCAAAATTTCCAATGAAAATTTTATCGCCCACACTAGTTCCCTATAGCAAAGTACAAAACAGTCATGTTGTTAACAACGCCAGTTCCGCCCGCCCTATTGACAGTCATACTAGTAACGCTATTAGTGGAAACACCCATAACGTTAGCTGCAATTCCTGTAGATGTAACAGGTGTGGCAGAACAAAAAAAACAGGCATTCGGAAAAGGTTTTGCAAAAGTGATTACTAGAGAGGTGCTTAGTAAAGAAAAAGAAGCGGAACCCCATTTCAATATTAATCCTCCAAAAAGAAGACAACTACCCGGACTTGCAATGTTATATTGGTCTGATGTACGTGAAGAATCCCCAGAATAAAAAAATAATTGAGGAAAGCCAGCTACCGTGTTGGTAAAAAGCACTGGCGGTGAGGTTGGTACAGCAGGAACATTGTTCGCATTAAACGTTACCTGTTTATGTTGTCCGTTTCCTGTCTGGCCAAAACCAACGTGATCAACTGCAACATATCCTGCTGTAGACTGATTGTTTATCAACATTTGAGGTTGGTCTAAAGCAGGAGCGTTATTAGCCGCAGTAATCGCCGTATTAAATGTGTAGATAGTCATTAGTTCGCTCCTTGACCTATTGCATTAGAGTTTCCTGAGAACGTATTCTCTGAGAAGAGAGTTTGAGTTCTAGTGCTTGTGAAGATTCTCTGACTCCTCTTCCATACTAAGACCTCTTGCTCCCTGAATAGCCCTTCATAAGCAGAGAATTGATCCCAATCTCCCGTATCAGAAAGCATCTTTCTAGCAGCGCCACGAGCTATGTACTCAGACATGTAAGCAAAGGGAACCGCGCTTGAAGTGTTTAGAAAAGCAGCGGGAGTTAGATAAGCAGTAAGTTCAACAAGATAAGAGATATTTGGAGGAGGGCGCACAGTAAGAGTGTTGTTGTAGTACATAATCCCCCGTGGAACACCTGGCTCATAGAAGTAACAGCCTACATTGATGTTGTTACCAGTTGGGATACTCACAGGGAATGTCACATTGACCAATCCCGTCTGATAATTCACTGTATTAACTGTAGTACTATAGCCGCCTGTTAATGCGCTGTATCCAAAAGGAGCGGTTCCAGGACTCATGAGAAGGCCATACTGAACATTGCTAGTTAAAAACTGACCACTATCCGTCACAACTACAGTATTATTATTCGCATCCGTCGTAGTGATGAACACCCCTGCATAAATGCTAGTACTAGGGATATTTGTATTAATCGTAGTCCCAACAATAGGATCAGTATTAGAACCTGTAGCAATGATACCCGACATATCAACATGTCCAGGAATAGCGGGGAAGAAAGGGAGACTAAAAGAATAAGTCGCTCCCCCGTTTCCTGTTGTAGCCGGAGCTAAGGACTGCAAATAATTAGGCCAAAGGTTCCAGAAATCATTCTGTCGTGTGTAGAAAGGGACTGGAATGCCATTTATGTAACAAGGATCCAAAAACCCTTGATAAACTGGATAAAAATTGATGTTAGAAGAACCGACGCCGGTGCCTTCAGTCTGAATGTTGTACAAAGGCATGTTGTACTTATCGATTCCTGGAGACGTCTGAAAACGATAAAGAGTTTTCATATCAAAGAGTTGAACACGTGCGTCTACATCAACCAGGTAGAACCGATTGACATAATCGATGATCAGATTATCAGTAACCGTTGCATTAGAAGGGCTTTTGATAAGCCTTCGGACATACGTAATGATATCGGTGAGCAAGTTCAACTGCGGTCTCCAACTTCAAATTTGAATTGTATCAAATCAAAATTTTTATACAAACACAGATCTTCTTGATCCCACTGGAATAGCGTCCAATCTCTGAACAATCTGATCACTCACCATCTGACCTGTGTATGTGCCCATACCATCAGCAGAAGTCATTTGCGACTGATCCATCCTTAGACGATGGTAAATACACCCTTTGATTCTCTCAGCAAGGTATCGCGGGCCCCATACAGGCTTATTAGTAGGCACTTCCCAAAACTCAGCAGGTTGGCCAGGGTATTTCTTCGTCCAAGCCTCGATCTTCTCACCTATGATCTCTTTGTGCTCAGCGATGAATTGAACATATTCTTTATCAAACTCATAGTCTTTACGCCATTTTTCATTAAACTTCTCGCCGCGACCGAAGATCGTTTTAACAGGTTTAAGATAGATGTCTTTAGACTTCTGAGCTTCCCTTTGAGAGATCTTTGTCTGTTGTTCTGTTTCTTCTCTTGGGGCTTCATTCATACGATCAAGAGTCATCTCTTTGATGTTGTCTTCGAAAGCTTTCGATTGTGCATCGATCTTATCTAATTCTTTTTCAGAGGCAGATTTATGAACCTTCCCTCTTCTTTGATCTTCGTGTTCCATTTTCTCCTTAAGATATATTTAAAAAACTTCCGTTAATGTACGTCTGGTTTCCCGTTCTTCCTGTATTTGTAGGCCCAGTATTTACATCACCAATAGCCACTATTTGAGGTTTCGTAGGTCCATAGGAAGGGGAAGAGACAAACGCATTAGCATTAAGTGAGTTTATGTTTACCACGACTTGATTGGCTGATGGCAACGAAGTCACAATCCCTGATTGTTCATTAAGTGGATTGGCACCATATGTAAATGGGATTAAAAGCCTAATTTCTTGCCCAATGACGTAATTGTGATTAACCGATGTAGTCACGGTCGTGCTCAGTCCATAAGAAAGTGCCGTAATGACAAAACGACTAGGCTGAAAATACTGAGGCATTATCGGTGGATTTCTTTCGGGGGCTATTGGGCCGCTGAAGTAGGGATTTGTCACTAATTACCTAAGTGTAAATTACAAATTTAATTTAACTTATCAAGTATTTATTGACAATGAGACAAAAGCCCCCCAGTAAAGAGGGGCTCCAAAGAAAACTCAATTAAGGACTAGAATAGTCGTAAAATTGGGCTCTCCAATATATGACATCAGCATTCGCACCAACAAGCACTGAGCTTGTTAGGTTAGTGCCAACTCCAACACCAATGGTGAATCCAGAAGCGGTGTTATTTACAAACGCTCCTCGGATTGCAGGACCATTGATAGCTGTAACTCTGTTAGTTGAGGTTGGGAATGACGGTGATGGATAAAGATTACCACCAGTATACGCCAATCCACCTGTACTAACATCGCCAACTGCCACAACTTGTGGGAAAGACAGACCAGGAACACTTGCCACTGTTTGGTTAGTGTTAAAGGCTGTAAAACCTGTTGAAACAGCATTACATACGAACGTCGTGTTATTTGTAACAGACGATACGAAGTAATAAACAGGCGATCCAGGAGTTAGACCATTAGGAAGTGTATTCAGTTGGGTTGTACCCCAAGAAGACGGAATCCTAAAGGCTATTTCCTGACCTACTTCAAAGTTATGGTTTGCAGTTGTTACAACTGTTGTTGTTGCGCCAGTTGTAATTGCTTCAATATAAGCAACCGCGGGTTCATACATGAATGGGTAAAGAACCTTCTTCACATACGCACCAGCTGGTGAGCCTGACAGAGCAGTATAGTTAGAACCAGCACCTGGCCATACTACGCTGAAATGGTTAGCATCACCGACAGCACTGATAACAAAAGGCATTCCACTAATTTGTGGCATACCAGTTGTTGCAGATTGATACAAACCTTCGAATACAACAGTATCACCCACAGAATAACCGTGAGCAGTAACGTTGAAAACGATTGGGTTTGCAGCTGTAGCACCAATAATTTGCTGTTGAGGGCCAAATTGTAGTGCTAGTCCTGCGCTGAATGTACTAATACCATTAGCTACTACGCTGTCTGCTACAAGTACTGGAGTTGCGTTATAAACGCCTGTTTCAAGAGCGAACCCTTGACCCATTTGTACATCCCAGAAAGCAGAGACTACTTTGTTCGCAGTTGGAGCTGCGTTAGCATTGGTATAGTTCCAAAGCTCTACAGTTTGAGGAGCGAACGGAAGATAAATAACCTTCGTTGCGCCTGTAGATGTAAAGCTACCTTTTGCAATTCTTGAATACTCAGCCATTATACACCTCCATTGGTGATCGCTCTAGTACAGAGCAAGTTTCTGATGGCAGTATCTTGCGTAATCGCTTGCGCTTGAGCAAACTTAACGGCAAGAGTTGCGTTCTGTGCGAGCATACCAGAGTAGTATGGGTCTCTATAAATCAGGTTCATAGAGTATCCATCCTGATTGATATGCGTCACTGCCTGCTTACCAACAACAGAGTTGTAGTAAACATCAGCACCACTAGCTGAGGAAAGTCTCGCTACTGGAGCTTCTGAACTTGTCAGAATTCGGCAGTTGAATACGTTTCCGTACTCAGACGGCAGAGCTTCTGCGTTGTGAGGATAGTTCCACACAGACAAGAAACCTTGTCCTGTTAGGCTATCAAAGTCCGGTTGTAGCTCAGTTGAGGAGAGCATAAAGTATGAGCTCCTTACTGGGCCTGTTCCGAACTTGTTCTCACCTTCGATACCGCTCATAAACTTATAAGCGTTATTAGTATCGAGTGTTGCCACAACAACCGAGAAATCCGTGATTCCTAGGTTTGTTGGGTTGTCACCATTTACACCGCCAGCTGCGTTTATTTGTGACGCTGCTGAGACGATGTAGTCTCTTAAGATCAAGTCTTCTGCTTGTCTCATGGCAACAGCTAATCTCTCTGAAACCCAAGCCAAAACACCTTCTTGCGAATTGTTACTCCTCTTGCGAGGGGACCAGTCATTTCTGCTGATCTCTCATGCTTTCGTCATGAGACCCGACTATCGCTTTACACGAACCTTCCGGAAACCCCAGAAAGTTGTTTTTATTTCGTGTATCCAACCGCTTTAGTCTGTCACGGTGGACTTAAATACACTTCAGGTGTATACTAGTTGGTGAACCTGTACAAAAGGAGTACCATGGTGTTCAACAACATCGACCATAAACATAGAATCAAATACGTTCCTAAACAACACGATCCACTTCATCTTGCATATCTTGCTGGTATTGTTGATGGAGAGGGATGTTTTCATGCTTGTAAGCTTAAAAACAAACCCAATGATGGCTATAAAAACGGCCACTATAGGTGTGTTTTGAAGGTTTCCAATACTGACATCCGTCTCTTTCATTGGCTTCAAGACACGTTTAGCGGCACATGTTCTGCTGCCTTTAAAGAAACCAGAGATAAACTCTTTAAAAGAGACTGCTATGAATGGGTGGTTACGGGACATAGACTTCTCGACTTGTGTCGTCAAATCTTGCCCTATCTTATTATTAAAAAACGTCATTGCGAGCTTGTCATTAAGTTTAGAGAATCCTTTCCCATGCATTTGGGCAGAGGAAATCGTGAAATCACTCCCGAAGAACAAGTTCTTAGAGAAGATTGCATTTCTGAGATCAAGAAACTTAATGCTAGAGTTCGCTCTATTCCACATTGTAAAGTCCTTTAAGTCCTTCCGCCTTGTTTCCATGCCACCCTTTGGGGTGGTTTAGGGGTCCAAGTCAATTAGGTCAGATTTATACAAGACCAATATAATAAAAAATCTTGTAAAATAACTTGTTCGTTAATTACGCAACCAGTCTTTCGTAATTATAGTTATTAAATTCGGCACTGTTAATTTCACAACCGAAAAACGCCATCTGCGCATCAATGATGTCGCGTTGCGGCACTTGGGCAGGGGGATCGATCCCGCTGTTACCAAGTTGAACCGTAGGAGGCGTTAGCGCCCTAGGTCTCATAAATCGGCATGTTGTGCCGCCATTTGCTGGCATACTAACCTTGTCACACACCAAAATCATGCTGTTACTTTTATGACCTATCGCTAGGCGGGAAAACCTCTTCGGATTCTCCTCTCTATATTGCTATAGAGTTCAGACTATCACATACGCTTTCGCGTCCAATGGGTTTAGTCGTTCACGCTACCATTACGCTTGCGCCTTGTTGTCCACAGGGGAGTTCCAAGTCAATTACCATCGGTTTTAGAACTACAAATCGTTAATAGTTCATTGTGGGAGTAGGGACATATAACCATATCTGTTACTTTCGGTATTAACCTACTGACCATTTCTGGCGGGGAAACCTCTTCGGATCTCCCTCTCTACCTTCTTTTTATACGTAGAGGTCAGACTGTTGCATAGTCTTTTCAGACTCCATCGCGCTCAGTCGTTCACGGTGTATTTAAACTTCCGCCTCGTTACCCCATCGGGCTTCCGAGTCAATCAGCGACGGTTTTTCTGCCACATTATATGTTTATGGCAGGGGCTAAGCTCTGCAATATCATAGGACCTAAGTTCAACCCGTGGTCGTAATACTCATGGACTAATTCCTTTGTAGTATTATTCCTGATATGATATACTAAACCGTAGGCGATACGTGTTACGCCTGTTCTTAGTACATTAGAATGGAAGTTGCGAAATCTTCCTACGCATTTGCCTTGACGCCGACAAGCGAAATTTCAATATATCATAAAAAGGATTTTATGGAACTAATCGATAAAAGATTTGGCAAATGGACAGTTCTTTCTTATGAGGGAAGAGGCCCCACTAGGGCCTTTTTATACAAAGTTAAATGCGACTGTGGCAAAGAATCTATCACTGACAAAATAGCCTTAACTAGAGGAAAAAGCACTCAATGTCGTTCATGTGCCAGAAAGATCAGCACCTCTGGATCTAAAAATCCTTCTCATAAACACGGTTATTCTTCTATTTCTCATCCATATTTCAGAGTATATACAGCGTGGTGTACCATGAAAAGTCGTTGCTATCGCCAAAAGGATAAGAACTTTCAAAGATATGGGGCCGTAGGAATAAAGGTTTGTGATGAATGGTTAGAAAGTTTTGAAAGATTTCTTCTTGATATGGGGCACCCGCCAGAAAATCATACTTTGGATAGAATTAATGTTTATGGAAACTATTGCAAAGAAAATTGCAGATGGGCTAATCAGGAAACCCAGAGCAACAATTGTAGAAGAACTATTTACTATGAACACAAAGAAGAAAAACTCTCTGAAACTCAATGGTCCAGAAAACTAGGAATAACTAGAAATAAGACTATGTACTGGGCCCGAAAAAAAGGGATTCAATGGGTAATAGACAACCTTGAAACACTTAAATAATTTACTCTGGATCGTCCAAATGAGCCTTCTTCTTCGTAAAAGGCTTAAGAAGCCATTCTCTTAAGACATTCGTCAGAGCCATCGTAAAATCGTAACTCTCTTCGTGCTTAGCCCTGAATAAGGCAATACTTAAACGGTCCAAGAAATACTTCTCTTTAGCCCATTCTTCTATAGGATACTCACTCGTACAATTATCCAAGTCAGCTAGGAATAATCTTAAATACTCTTTCTGGTATTCCTTCATCGCACCCCGCCCAACCTAGCCTTAAGCTTCTGGAGCTGGTCATAAGCATTCTTCTGCCCAGACTGACTAAAATCACCTTGAGACTGATAAGGAGCCGACGCAGTACCACTCGGCTGATAGTAAGGGCTTCTCATGTTCGCATTCACCTTGTCTTGGATAGACTGCTCTTTAGCCTTAGGCTTGTCGGTTCCAGACGTCTTGATAGCCTCGTAAACCAACTTCTCACGTTCAAATCCTGGAGGCATGCGTAAAATAGTCTCTGCAAGAGCAGGATGCTCATTGGCAAATCTCTCAATCACCTCTTCTTTCATCACACTATGGAAGTCGCCCCTCTCTTTAAGGTAGGCTTGCTTATCCCGTTCGTCCAAGAGTTGTCGCGCTTTGGCTTCTGCCTTTTGATCGATATCTTTCTCTAAATCTTGACGGAATGCAGACATCTGCTTTGCCAGCCTCTTTTGGTCAACATAAGGCTCGTCGTCATCATCATCCACCGCTGACCTACTATTTTTAGACAATTCGTTTGCTTTCGCCTCCGCTAAGGATCTTTGCTTACGCTCTTCAGCAAGCATTTTCTCATAATACTCGCGTTGCTTACGAAGATTGTCTTCTTTTTGAACAGGGACTTCGGGATGTGATGAAGCTTGAATATTTTCAGACATATTTCCTTTCGTCTTGACGCCGACAAGCGGTTGATAGTAAATATTTAAATACATTATCATAAATGTTTTAATATGGAGCAATATGAAAGTAGATATTTTAGACGCACACGACCGTTTTACTTACCTACATGCAGACAAGCATCACGCCAGTATTGGAGAGTGTTGCCAAAACATCATTGATCAAAGACCTTTCGGAAGCCACGACTTCTATATCTTTGCCCATAAGCGCGAAATAGGCCTCGATGAAAGAGTAGCCATGTTCGCCGAACTTTATGCACAAGGTAAGGTCATATCAATTGATCAAGTCCCCTCTCATCGTATCCTATGGCAACCACGGCTCACAAAGCCAAAAGCCCAAACAAACTCTATGCTCTTCAAAGCCTATGTAGGAACAGATCAGGTCAAGGTCATTTGGATCATTCCTGAGAGAGAGATGTGGGAACAATATAAAAAAGGCAATATCACCGAGAGCAAGGTAATTGTTGAGAGTATCCATGATTTTGAGCATAACAGAGCGAAATTAGAAGCCAAAGAAGATGACGATTTACCCGATGAGGTGATCGATAACATATACCGTGCAATGGCGACGCACGCTAAACAACAGAAGTCGGCGGCGTCTTCATCTGCTTCTTAGTAGCTGCCTGAACATCAGGAGCAGAAAAACCCCTTAGACGGCCCACCTTCTGCTTGTAGCCAGTCCCGTAATAAGTACCAGCAGGAATAGCAGTACCCGCTCTTTGGTCGGCATTAGCAGAATCAAACTGAAAAGGACTCTTAACTTTAGAACTCATTGTTCGGATCCATACACTTTGACTTCAAAGGGATGGGACCGGAGGTATAGGGAGTAACCTTTTCGGTCCCTACTTTTACACGAAAGCCCACACCGTAATCATCCCCAGGCGGCATAAACAAGCCAGTCGTAGCCTGTTCTTTAGAGGGAGCAGCAAAAGTCCTAGAAGACTTTTTAGTTTTAGGCGCAAGAGGGTTCTTAAAAGGATCCATAAGCTTCTCCCCAGAGAAAATTAATAACGGTAACCAGCTTTCATATCCTGAGACTTGGCTTTTTTAATGCCCATGTCTTGGTCTCTAAGGACTTTTTCAGTTGTATCAGAATATTCCATCCCAACATGACCTGCGCCTTCAGCTGAAATCTCGTTTTTTACTTTTGCACCTTCTGGGAAAACGGAGCCTTTAGAGGCTTTTCCCGCCCACATTGAGTGATCATCTATTCTCCTGCCCGACATAAATCCTCCTATGAACAAGCATTGTTATTTAAGTTCATTATAACACTGTGCCCATATTCTTCAAGGAATTCTTTGCACCATTTGACTTTGTCTTCTACACGTTGACCATATGGATGAGAATTAGACCAAAGCTCTAGGTTTTCTATAGTATTATCGTGTCTAATGCCGTTTTTATGGTGAACCGTTTCTCCTTTTCGTAGAGGTCTTCCTAAATGTTCGGACATAACAAAAACATGCTCAAAAATACCTCCTGTTCTCCAAGCATTCGGATGCCCTTTTTTGAATATTTGTTTATATCCATGCTTAGTTATAGTTCCGCTCCCTTTGGGACCACACCTCAAATCAGCATCAGATTCAATACCATGTTTATTTCTATATCTTTGTTTTTCAGCTAAACTATGTTTAAGTCTATCCCTACGCCTTCCGGTTTTTAAAATTCTCGCTTTTTCATACTCATTTTTCTTTTTGCGAAGATCCGGATTCGCATTAAACTGGTCTAATTTTCTTTTTTGTGCCGCCTTACGAAGACAAATTCGAGAACACCACTTTGAATGAGAAACGGGGGGTTTAAATTCTTTTAAACACCAAGGACATGTATACATATATACAGTATACAAAATAACATAGTTTTTGGCACGGAGTATACACTAAGATACCGTGTGTTGCTCTATTTCCTTTTCTGCGATCTTGTTTACCTCATCGAGGATAAGATCATCAACACTCCTATTCTCCAATAGAGAGGTACAGGAAATCATTAAAACAAGCGGCAATAAATAAAGATATTTCATACTACATTCCTTCGGGCTGTCCGCCCATTGGTTGTTGTTGACCACCCATTTGACCCAGAATCTCAGAGACAAACTTATTCCCTTCAGCGGTCCTCTTAACTTCTCTCTTATCGTCATCTTCTTGCATATCAGTCATATAATCGTACGACTGTATCTGAGAAGCCGCAAGAGCCGTCTCTACCTCGCCGAACTTAGCAATGACTTCAACCATTTTTTCAATAGCCTCCATCTTAGCTTTAGTAGATAACGCCTTGTTCTTCTGAACCTCGGAGATTCTTTCTTCAAACAAACCGATGTTGCTTTCATTTCTTCCATGTCTCTCACGGGCATTTGCTAAATTATTCATTGCTTTAGTATACATTTCTTTGAGTTTCGCTTCTTCAAAGGCATGTTGTACAGCCTGCATCTCTTGTTGTTGAGCGGCTTGCTGTTCACGCTGCTGCTTCAAGATCTCCATAAGCTCAGTTTTGCCCTGGATAGTCGCTTGAGAAGCAATGTAATCAGCAGGAATTATGCCACCAAGAATCTGGTTTAGCTCAAGAATCTGTTGGAAATGCTGTTGCTTTTGATTAGCTGTTAGTAGACCCTCTTCAACGATAGTTTGAAACTTAGAGAACACCTTAGAATAGAAGAAAGGCGTCGGCTCTTCGCCGATCATCAGCTTAACCTTCTCACCATTCCAGTTGTACTGAATAATCTGTAACAATCTTTCTCCAAGAAGCTTTAAAGATAGATCCCACTGATCAAAATACTTCTGGAGTACCATTAGATTCGCAGCTTGCTTAAGCATAACTGTCAGAGATGATGCTTGAGTGTTGTCTTGGGCCGACCACGTCTCTAAATTTACCCCAGAAGTAGAAAAGATAAGGGACTGTAGCTGATCAGCAAGAGCCATATCAGACTCAGGAACAGCAGAAGGCATGATCTTCTCAACGTCCGTAAGCTCATAGCCTTCGTTAACGATTACATCCCACCCTTGACCGGATTTCTTAAGGTTATCTTCATTGGCCACTGCACCGACTTTTCGCTTCCAGCCTGCATTGATCGTAGCTTCACTTATATCGTGGTTCAAAATTATGCGGCGATTTAGAAGGTAATTCGAGTCGCGCATAGTGCGCACCAATCCGCGGCAACGTAGATCATAGTAATTAATATGCGGTTCATAGTTCCAAAACACAGGTATAAATGGACAATCATCAAAACCTAGGGGGTTATCCCCGAGATACATTAGCTGATCATTAAGAACAGTAGCAAGTTTCCAACAAGGAACCTCTACTTCAACAACTTCGAAGTCACGAACATTATAAAGAATCGTCTCAAGATGTTCTTCACCACCTGTAAAATCGAAGAATTGATTACGTGATTTGCTGTAGAGTCTTTTCTTCTTCTTCTTCCATTTGTACCACACATAAGACAAGACCATTAAGTCGTTACGGGCCATGTTGTAGTTCTCAGGAAGGAAATAAAACGATCCATAGCGTTGGGGCGTACCAGCCATCGGAGCAATCTTGTCGAACTTATCAGGGAAACGGAACTCGGCTTCTTTTTTAGAAATATATTCTTGACACCATACGAATTGTGCGTCTGACATCGAACTATCACGGAAATAGGGGTCCACGAGAAATGAGGAGTATTCCCATACTTTTAATTTTAATGATCCTTGTGCTTGATCATCCCCGTTATAGTCTAGGTAGGGTTGGAGTAGAACCATCCCAGTTATGCATGCTTGTTCGCATGCTCGTGAGAATTGCTCATGAATGCCTTCGGTATTGCATACATGCGTCATGATGCGCGTGTATTGATCAGTAGTTTGCGGGTCACCCCCTTCAGCAGGAATGTAGTTGATTTGCTTACGATGTTGGCGTTGATAACCAGTCACCATATTGACAGGCTGTTGGAGCAGATTAAAGTAAAACTGCTGCTGGCTCGAGGATTGGTTGATCCCGAAGTAGCGGTTGATGAAGGTCTGCGAGCCTGCATAGAACAATGTGTCGATGTTCACCCTGTTACTTAATGACTTACGTTTCCATAAGCGGGGTTCCCTCTTCGGAGATCCCTCTCTATGTTACCATAGAGTTCAGACTGTCGCTTAGCCTTTCGGCTCCCTCTCACTCAGTCGTTCACGGTGCTTGCGCTTCCGCCTTGTCTTCCCATTGGGAGGTCCAAGTCAATCAGAGAAGGTTTAACCAGAGCAATATGACTAACTCTGGTTCCATCGGCTTTGTTCTATAGGCTGAAACTTACTATAGAGATTGTCGCTTTTTTTCCGATGGAAAGTGACCCGACGTTAAAGCCACTGTCTTACATTTACTTGATTCGGCTCAAGAGAATTTTGCCATGGTGGATAGTAGAAACTCAATGATTCCTCCAGGTTGATGTTTAAACCAAAGAATAACACTAAATATTTTATTTGGGCAACAGCCTATCAACTATTTCTTTTTTTAGCCCCTAATTTACCACCACAAGACTGAGAACAACACTTCGTTCTACTTGTTTTATCTTTAATAAACGATATTCCACACCAAGCACAGGTTGCCGTCACATCATAAAATCCATTTTTTCTATTCCAAGCTTTTTCACATCTAGCGCTACAAAATTTTGACCACGACTGACTCGTTTCTACTTCTTTTCCACAGTTTTGACAAATTATTATAGTTTTTTTTCTATTTTTCCACCCTTCTATAGCGTCTTTCCGTTGTCTTTCTCTTCCTTCTTTTGTTCTTAAATGAACATGCACCATTGGACGAATAGCATCTAATTGTTTTCTACGTTCTTTTCTTAATTCAGGGTCTTTCCAATGTTCCTTCAAATGATCGGAACGATTAAGCATTTGTAAATTTTCTATTTCATTATTGGATTTATCTCCATCTTTATGATGGATATCCATGCCCTTGGGTATTGCACCATAATGATTTATCCACACCCATCGATGAGCATGAATAGGCATTATATTTGCCCAATATCCGTCTTTTTGCTTATAGAATCTTTTACCAAAATATATACGACGTTCTTTTTCCCCTTCTTCCATCCCCTCATTATACCAACCCACTCACACTGAATCAATTAGAAATCTTTTTTTTCTATCTCTTCTTATAGGCCAACAAAGTTTTTCTCAAATTCTCAGAGAACTCCTGCTCACTCATGTCCATAGCAAAACAAAGCGAAATGTAGGAAGTCATCAAAGCACCCAACACAACCCCAGTATCAAGTTCTTCAGACGCTAAAGACTTAACAAAATCGCATATTTTGGTCGCCATCTCTAAAGTCTCTATTGACCTTACGGATAGCCCTTCATCATCTTTTGAATCCAAGCGTCCTCCCAAAGTTCTTATCATCATAGTACTTCGGAACCTTATGACTAGCACACACATAGCGTAAACAATCCACTGCGTGGTCGTTCACCTTTAAAGGCTTATCAATACCCTTCTTAGCCTCTTTAGGGTCCCAGCAATAGCCCTCTATCTCTCTAATCAAGTTCGTTGCTTCTGAGCAGATCAAAAGATTACCTCTCTGCATCTCTGTCAGCATCGTGTGGATTCCGTTATATACATCGTTGTTAGCATGCACAACAGGCATATGACGCTTCTTAAGCTCTAGTTGAAAAGCTTCAGCACTCGGGTCGATGTAGATGTTCTTCACAGCGTAGGGCTCTAGAAAGTCCTGCATATCATCGGCAAACTCACCATGAGTCTTCTGCCTCCCCCTCTTATTAGGAGCAGGATCCCAATAGTACTCCTTCTCTACCCACATCTTACGCCCCTCTTGCGTATACCTTCCCGTACTAACACCAATAAGCAGACAACAAAAAGGGTTTACAGATCCAACATCGATACCCGCAACCCAATAGTCGGCAGCAGTTGGAGGCCTGTCGACGACATAGACATCTCTATCAAAGAAATCAAAGATAGCGCCATCGGCTTGGACCCATAAACCAAGGTAATTTCGCTTGTAGAAGATACCCGTCAAACTCCCTTGGAGTCTTTGCTTATAGTCTTCAGGAACAAACGGATTGTCATCGAGAGTAAAGTGCAAAGCATAATAATTCTTATCGCCTTTAGCAGCCTTGTCTATCCATGTTTTGATCTTATGACCAGGATGAGAGGGGTTGCATGTAGCGATACCTAATGAGTATGATTTTGATAACCTCGTATCTATCATGTCTATAACAGAGTCGGGATATAACGTCATCTCATCACAGTAAACAAGTGAGAACGTTTTCCCTTGAATGGCTCCAATTGCACCCTCATCTTTAGCGCCAAGGCAAGTAATCGTCTTCTTCTTGTATGTAAGTTGCCTCTTACCAGGAAACCAAGCACACTGTAGACCGAATGTAGCTAAAATAGGGTCTTCAAGAATGGCTCTGATACCGTTGTGATAGATTGTGTCGCAAGTATGCCCGATCATATAGATCTGTGAATCGGGGCATTGATCGACCGCCTCCATGAAACGGAAGAGAGTACCAATTGTTTTCCCAGAACGCACGCTTCCATGGGCAATATTCCAACGCGCCGTGGCATCTATGATGAAATCTTTCTGCTTGTTGGATAAAAGAGGCATCGCTATATTGTATTAAATGTTACATTTTATGGCAATAAATCAATGGATGACGAAAGAGAAGCAGAGCTCAGAGAATGCGTGGTTTGTTGGGCTCTAGCCCCATTGGATCCTGAGCAAACAATATGTAACATATGCGTCTGTAAGGGCTATAGAGTTGACATGCGTGATAGGAAATTACTTCGGATTCGAGTTGAGGCTATTCCTAACCAATCTATGCGTAGATTTCCTGACCTAATGAAGATGATTTATAATGAGCTTCCTCCTGAAGAATATGATGAATAAAATGCCCTTTTGCCACCATAGCCACACCTAGAGACTTAATAACTTATGAAAAACAAAGCTAAATGCAAACTCTGCAACGAGATCATCGAAAGCTTTCATAAAACTGATATCGTTTCATGTAAATGCGGTGAGATTACTATTGAAGGTGGAACTCAATCCTATTTAGCTTATGCTAAAAACTTTGCTAATTTCCTGCGTATCGATGATGAGGAGAAAGAGATTCCAGTGAAGTTTATTGGTAAAGATGAGGTCGTCGAAGTAGTCAGCGCACCACAAAAAACCTCTAAAACAGATCTATTGGATAGTCTAAAGCACTTAATCGAAACATACGAAAGACTTCCCGAGCAAGTTCTACGCTCACCCGCAAGTCAATACGATCTTTACTCTGTGCTATTACTTGTAGATGAGTTGTTTCGCTCTTGACGCAGTTGCTTAAGCTCTTCTAACAAGTCGTTGCCTTGTCTAACGACTTCTTTAGTAGCTTCTAAGAGCTCGGGGGCTTCTGTGTAACCGCGTTTCTTGCCTACTGTTTTGAGTGTGAAACAAACACCGCCAAGGCTATTGTCTTCAACATGCTTGTTTAAAGCTAATTCTGCTAGATCTATTCGGTGTTCTTTTGCTTCATGAACAACGCCTTGAAGATAGGGTGAATCGGCAATGCGTCTACATATAGTAGCTGCGTCAACTTTTAGCGTTCTTGCAGCTATATATTGTAAACCCTTTGATTGAATAAGTGCTTCCGCTATCAGTTCTTCAGGTACAGCGTCAACTTTTACTTTTATACGTTGAGGATATTGATCAGACATTTACTTCTTAGCTTTCTTCTTAAGAATGTTAGCGCCGGCTTTTCGAGCCACATTAAGAGCTATGGCAATCGCCTGCTTCTTAGGTTTTCCCGCTTTTTCCTCTGTAGCTATGTTCTCTCCTACAGATTTCTTACTTCCACTTTTGTTCAATGGCATATGTTTACCTATTGGCTAATGGTAGACTTTAACTTTTGAAGTGTATTCACAACCTCATCAATCACAGCATCTCTAGAAGCTAGATCTTTCATGAGAGATGGATCTATTGCTTTTATGAATCCAAGTACTGAAGATAGAATAGCTGCAACGCTATCAACTGTGCATTCAGATTTAAGGGCATTTAGAATAGTAAGTAACATTTATTTCGCCTTTTTGTGGTGTTTTTTAGTTTCTTTCTTTTCTTCTTTCAAGTGTTTAGCATCTTTCTGATGAAGATCTTTTTTCAACTTGTCTTTATGCTCATCGGGCTTTTCTTTTTTCTTATGAGTCATGGAATCCTCTAGATATTCATTTTTGTTTTAATAATAACATCTTCTACAGGTTCGCCAAAATCTTCAACAACTTTTTTGCACCATGATTTAAGAATGTCAGAGTTTTTACCTAGGAGTAGTTCTTCAATTTCGAAATGTTCTGTCATAGATCGCTGATCGTTTTTCACTTTGATAGAGACTTGGATCATTGTTTCTCATCGTCTAAGTTAAGGAATTTGAAGATTCTATCTAGTAAGCGATCGAACTTTTGTTCAAGCCAAGCGTGAAATTTTCTCATTACTTTTTCTTCATCTTATCTTTAGCTTTATCGATTATCTTGTCGTGTTTCTTGTCCTCTTTGAGGAGAGAGCCAAGGGCTTTAACCTGAGATTTTTCAACCTTAGAGATCTTTTTTATCTTTTTGTCCATAAGGCAAAGATAGCTAAAAATAATTTTTAGATGAAGAAAAATTTTAAACTACGCACTTCGCCTAGCACGTAAATGATCGAAGTAAGCAACTCCTAGACCCAACAGAAAGCCGAAAATCATGGCGAGGATGTCTGAAACATACAGTTCAGCGACAACTTTGTCCATGTATCCCCATTCAAAGAAATAAGTGAGATACTCGAGTCCTATGCAAAATGAAATGGTACCAAAAATAACAAGTAATACATTTTTCATGAATCATTAATCCTTTAGGTATGTATAGGATGTTCCAAGGACGCGCATCCATCTTTATATTCTTTCCAAAGAATATGACCATATATATTTTGTCTACGCAATATTTCTGAACAAATAGCCCCTAATCGTAACATATCAATTGATTCATTCTGTTCTAGAAATTCAAGCAATTCGGTAGGCGAATAGTCTTTTAATGGTTTTTTCATGAATCGTTAATCCTTATAGTTCGTTAGCATCTATCTCTTAAAATCATGCACCAGTTTGCCACAGCTATCCTTTGGTCACCTACGAATGCGATAACCCTGAATATGTAACCAAGCCTAGTTGATCGAACACGATGAATATCAGACATAGCTTCTATGCGTTCATCGAAAATTTTCTTTATATTGATGCGAGCACTATCTACAATATTTACTTTTTTCGATGATCTAGAAGAAGAGAATTCTAGTGAAGATATATTGCTCTCAGAGCAAAACGAAAAAAACTGATCATATTGAGATACTGGGAATTCTCGAATAGTTGTATTTTCCATAACTCTTTAATCCTGTAACTGTTGACCTAGTGGTTTTTCTGGTCTATCTTTACAATAGTAACATAAATTATCTTTGCATTTTTGTTCATTCCAATGATTACAGAAATGGCAATAGTAAGCGTCGTATCTTTCATTATATTTGCCATTGTTCCCACATATACGACACTGCTTCGCGAAGATATTCATAACTCATTTATCCTCTAGGTGTGAGACTGGTGACAAAAAGGCATTTTATTGACCATTTATTGGCATATTTTACTCGTCAAAAAGGAATATCAGGATCTTCTACAAAAGGTTTTTCTTCCTTTGTGGCCTGAGCCTGCTTTTCGCAGAAATCGTCAATAGCAAAAAGCACCTTACTACTAAACAAGTCTTGATGTTCCTTCGTCCTAAATCTAAGGTAGGGCCAATACTTCTTCACTCCGTCTTCCTCCGTTTCTCGTGATGGGAATGATACCCAACGGTGGCCGTTCTTCATGAAAAGCTTGACCCCAAAAATTTCTACTTGCCACTTGGCTATAAAGATATCGGCGAAGCCTTGTAAAGCTCCGGCGGATTTAGGTATGAATTTAAGGCATTCTATTTCTGACATTCGCACACCGCTTTCGTTAAAGACAATATTTTCATAATTCTATCTTCTGCATCCTTCTCTGAACTATATTCACCTAAAGTTAAGAAATCCTCATCTCCACTCACCCAACAAACAATTATCCATGATTTAAGTGTATCTCTGCGTATTGCGAAAGCATTAATTTGAGAAAATCTAATCCAAGTTTTCATACCCACTTCAGAGCAAATCCAAAAATCCGTCATTCTAGGCTCCTCTCTTCATTTACAAAAGTACGTCCCATAGCCAAGTAATCTTTAACAGCATTCATGACAAAGGCCGATAGAGTACATCCCATCTCTAGGGCTATCCTTTTTAAGATATAATGCTCTTCTTTTGTTACACGTATAGGCATAATCTTTATTTTATTGACGTTAGTTTTTCTGTTGAAAGGGTTAGCGTTTTCCAAATTTATCCTTTTTTCCTATAGGATAACATATACAAACCTACAAATCAACGTATATTTGTATGTACAGGAATATAAATTACTCTTGTAGATCCCTCCATCTCACTTCAATTTCTGTCCTGGTTTCTTTGGATCGATGTTTACTTGCGGTGAGCTGAGCAACAAAGTGGTCATCGGCGTAAATGACCCCCGTCATCAGGTCTAGGTAAAACTTCAAAAAGTTATCGAGATCTTTAGCCCCATGCCACAAAGCCATCTCTTGATCACGCAACTTAGCTTTAGAGCTCCCTTTTGGGAAAGCGATCATGAACTTAAAGTCGATGAGATAAAGCCGATCCTCTTTCATTTTGTAGCCATGGGCATCACATTGCGCAAACAGGTACATCTTGAGGCTCTGTTTTATCACTTTCTGAGGATCGTACACTTGAGTAAACTTCCCCTTGTGAGCGAATCGCGGCCGTGATTGGGCATAAGGAGTGCCTGGTAACACGAGCTTAAGACTTCCCTCTTCCATGCTTAAGATTCCTTAGTGGCTAAATGCTCTTTATATTTTTTAAAATATTCTTTGTCTAGTTTATGTTTTTTCCAGAATTCTTCGTTCCTATTAAAAAGAAAATGCTCTTGAATCGCCCCACTGATCACGGTTACCCCTTTTTCGTCTACATGCCAATTGACCTGTTTCTCGCTATACCTTCGCCTACAAACCATAAGTTCCTCCATAAACCTCTGTTTCTGAAGATTTCTATAGACGGTGTCTGACCATTTTACAAAATCTTTCACGTTTCCATCTGGTTGCTCAAGATAGATGGAAAACACTTTTTCAAAATCCTCTTCGGAACGATTCTTCTCAAGCCACAGTTTTTTATTTTTATTTTTGAAAAGAAAATCCTCTTCCTCTTTTTTCGGTAAGGAGGGAGGAGGATTCTTCTTATTCTTTTCTTTCTTATTCTTTTCTTCCGCACGGGCGTGCCTCTCGAAGGGCACAGGCATGCTGTTCGTAAAACTTTTTTGAATATCACATTCTTTCATCGCTGAATAATGATTGCATGTCCATATTTTTCGTTCCCAACCGAATCCTTTTTTTATAGTTCTTCTTTTTATAAACCCCAAATCCTCGAGTAACTTAAGACGATCTGATATCACCCTCTTCTTACATTTACAGATTTCTGCTAAATATACATCAGTTGCAAAACAATAACCTTGCTGATTGGATAAAGCATTAAGACGACCGAATAAGATTGCTGTAGCATTATCGATATCTGAATGATTAACGATATATGCCGGTATGAGAAGGAAGGCATTATGTTGGTTCATGCATCCTCTCTTTGAATTTCATTTTTGAAAAGAAAATCCTCTTCCTCTTTTTTCGGTAAGGAGGGAGGAGGATTCTTTTTATTACTTTCTAAAGAGTCTTTCTTTACTTTATAAGGAGGCGAGTTTTCCTCATGAGGATTTTCCGCACGAGGATTTTTATCAATAGGAGAGAGGCTTCTGAGGAATTTAGGAAATTCAGAAACTTGATAGTTGACTCTCCTCCATCCTTGATCACTAGAATAACGATTCATGGAAATATAACCCAAACCAATAAGCTCATCCAAAATCCGTTTAAGCTTATCTTTTCCTATGAGAGTGACAGTCATCAAATGCACTCTATTGATTTTCCATCCCTCTGATAAAGAAAGCAAATAACCCATAAGGCCCTTAGCCTCTAGAGAAAGATTAGATCGTTGCATGAGATCTCTATTGATCATGACATAAGGATTAAGTTTATCATGAGGACATCTTTCAAATGTCGATTCATCATTCATAGCGATTCCTTTTGGGCAAAACGCAACCCAATGAATTAAAATATTTTATGGTACTTGTTGATAAAAAGATTGTTGTGATATAAAATTCAGACATAATGTGTATCTTTAACCCTTGAGAGGTTGTCGCCTCATATCAAGGGTTTTTTTTTGTCCGAGTCTATCCATCTAAAATGTTTCTGGCAAATAGAATTTTAACTGATATGTCTGGGAATCAAGAGCTATCTTGACTTCTTGCCTGAAATTTTTTTTCATGATAAGATAACTTTGATTTGTCACTATTCTAAAAAACACAAACCTGTGTGAGATTGTATTTTCCTTTGACAAATCTTTAGTTATAGAAGACTGGGCCTAGCGAAAGTTAGGCCCTTTTAGTTTTTCTTAAGCCCTTTCAAAACCTCGGCCAATTCCAAAGCATCTTTTTCAGTAAGCATATCAGTTAAAGAGACAATGCCTTCTGTGATGTTATGAATAAGCAATGCGGTGTGAAGTCTAGGAGACTGACGACGATGGACTATGTTGAGAACAGTTTGATAAGTTAGATCGTGCTCTGATGCAAACTGAGTAGGCCTTAGTTTTTTGGACCATAGATAATCTTCTAAGTTCATAAATTAATCCTTGGTTGGAAAAAGTATACATTTATTGATAAAAAAAAGCAAAACAAAAAAGATTCTTTTTTGTTGTGAAAAAGTATAAATTGTTGTATTCTTACAGAAAAGCAGGCAGGAATGCCCTAAACCAAAAAGGAAAATGAAGATGATAAGTTTACAAAAAACTTTAAAACTGTTCGTTCTCAAACACGAGATGACTATTGTTGAGAAAGAAGCATTGCTAAGCGAACTTATATCTACATATGTAACTGGCGAACCAAGTCCTTTAATGAAATCTCTGTTAGATGACGATTTCGATAGATTTCAAAAACTGGTGATACACATGAATAAAGAAGGTTCAAATATCTTTGAAGCCGCGAAAAAAATAGAATTTACTGCAAATAGCGAATTTTAATCAGGCAGGAATGCCCCACAAAAGGAAGATGAAAATGCGTGATTATGACGATGAATTTTACGGTGTCCATGATGAACCAAGTCTAATATGCCCAGTGACCATAGACGACTGGAAACATGGCAAGGATCACTTCCAAGGCGTTCTAGAGTGTCTTTATGGCTACAAGTCACTTAAAGACCTAGAATGTCATCTAGAAGAGGTTTGCTACATGTTTAATATTAACTTACCTGAACCAAAAAGGAAGTTACCTACAGATGAATAGCTGGGAAGTTTTAGAATGGGCCATGTACCAAAGTTACTGTGCTCAACGAGATAAATGGTTTGATCCATCAGCTACAAAGCCTAAGACTTTAAAAGCTATGAGACTAACTTATCCTAGTTTAGATGAATATGAACAAAAATATATGAAGGAACAAAATGAACGATACAAAACCTATCAACCAACTCCAAGAGTTATCGAATACAACGGAGTTTTGCCAAGCCTTACTCAAGACACCTCATTACGCAAAAATGGGAGCTGAAGGCATCTTCGCCATCGTACAAACCGCCAAATCTCTAGGAGTAGATCCTATGCAAGCTCTTGGTGGCGGCCTTTACTTCGTCAAAGGAAAAGTAGAAATGAGCGCTCGTATGATGAATGCGATCATCCGCTCTCATAAGCACTCAGTCACCATGGATGGACAAAGCAATGACTCTATCTGCGTCCTACACGGCAAACGCTCCGACACAGGCGACATGATGAAAGCCAGCTTCTCCATGAATGAAGCCAAAGCCGCTGGCCTTGTTCGAGCAGGTGGCCCGTGGGTTACATGTCCGAGTGATATGTTGTTTGCTAGGGCATTGTCTAGATTAGCCAGAAGATTGTTTCCTGACTGTGTACAGAACACTTTCGTGGAAGGGGAGCTATCTTTAGATCCAAATATCAAAGACGCAACCCTTGAAAACGAACCAAAACAAATTGAAAACACCATTACTTTAGAGCCAATTCCTGAACAACCACTAACTATGGATGAAGTGAAGATGTTAGACAAAGAACTCGAGGAAATGCCCGACTACAGAGATAGGATCGATAACTTACTCACTTCTCAAAATCTAAAAGTTTACTCAGAGCTTCCTAGAAAATCTTATGAAGTCATCATGAGAAACATCGAGATGAGAAAGCAGAAATCTAAAGTCGAGGTGAACCATGCATAACATTCAAGGAACTCCCGAATGGTTGGAGTCTAGAAGAAATTATATTGGTGCAAGTGAAGCTCCGATCATCGCAGGTATACGAAAATTTCGTACAAATGACGGACGTCTTAAGACAAAATATCTTTTATGGCGTGAAAAAGTGGGTCTTGAAACGATGGACTGCGATAACCATGCCACTCGCTTCGGTAAAGACATGGAACAAACCGCTAGGGATGCGTATATCGCTTTAAAGGGCATTTCCGTGGCTCCTACGATCGTCAATCACCCAATCCATGACTTCATACGGTCGAGTATGGATGGCGTGTCAGAAGACGGCAAAACGGCGGTAGAAATCAAATGTGCAAATAAGGAAGATCATAACGAAGCGTTCCTCGGAAAGATCCCCGCTCATTATTACCCTCAAGTACAACACCAACTTGCCTGCCTAGGTCTTGATTCAATGGATTATTTTTCCTATCATCAAGGACAAGGAATTATCGTTGAAGTGATAAGAGATCCTTGCTACATCGACCAACTCATGAAAGATGAGATTGCTTTTTGGGAATGTGTCACTGAACTTACCGAACCTCCTTTATGTGCCGATGATTACGTTGATCAAGATGAAGATTGGGCGGATTGTGCTGAAAAACTATGGGAACTGAAAGAGGCGATTAAACTCCTTGAAGAGAGAGAAAAATGCTTAGAAGAGAAGCTTAAGACCCTCTCCGATGGAAAGAACTCGATGGGCGGAGGCTTTGCTTACACAAATTCGGCTCGTAAAGGAAGCATAGATTATGCCTTGGTTTGTAAGCAGGTCGAGGTTGATTTAGAGAAATATAGAAAACCCGCAACACTTACTTGGAGATTAAAAAAATGGAATTAGGAAATTACGTAATAGTTAGAACATATTCAGCAGGTGTTTTTGCTGGAACATTGAAATCAAGAGAAGGTAAAGAAGTAATTCTTACTAATGCTCGTCGTCTTTGGTATTGGTCAGGGGCTGCATCTTTATCACAACTAGCAATAGAAGGAGTATCTAGACCTCAAGAATGTAAATTTCCTTGCGAAGTTGATGAAGTTATTTTAACTGAAGCAATAGAAATTTTACATGTTACTGACCTAGCAAAAAAATCAATTGATTCTGTCCCAATTTGGAGCGTTTAAAATGTTAGATAAAGAGACTTTGATCAATGGCACTGGCTTTGGCTTTGGCTTTGGCTCTGGAGATGGCTATGGCTCTGGCTATGGCTCTGGCGATGGCTCTGGCAATGGCTCTGGCGATGGCGATGGCTCTGGCGATGGCTCTGGCTCTGGCGATGGCTCTGGCGATGGCTATGGCGATGGCGATGCCTATGGAGATGGCTCTGGCGATGCCTATGGAGATGGTTATAGCTCTGGCTCTGGCTCTGGAGATGGCTCTGGCGATGGCTATGGCGATGGCGATGGCTCTGGCGATGGCCATGGCCATGGCTATGGCAATGGATAGGGAGATTACAACAATAGGAGAATTAAAATGGGCAATCTAAAAAATAAAATGCCATGGGCTGAAAAGAGCTATCGTCTTCGCTTAGCCATCGTAGTTGGAATATTTGCCTTTGTGTGGGCTTCCAAAGCCTTTGCTTTCTGCTTCTTTGGGTTTGAGACGATGTTTGCCCTTCATCCCCCTGAAATGACTGAGGGCCCTCATATCCTTATTGAGAAATATATCCTTGAAAAGGAGCTTCAAGAACGAAAACACACGATGGAATGGGAATTTAAGTCTGAAGAAAAAGGGTGGTTTGACGGATGGTTTAATAAGTGAACCATTTTTTAAACCTACCTCCACAAGTCTTAGTGTT